AATGTTATTTGGCAGCAGTAGGGACTCACTTCTGGTTAAACATTTTAGCAAAGAAATCATTCAAGATGTAATTTCAGTCGAGATTGCATTTTTCAAACTCTCTTTGATTGATTCGAACGTGACAATGTATGGTGAATCTGCGAAAAAATCTTATTTTCAACCAGTTCGATTGTTCTGTCTCGTTGCAAAAGAAGATATTACAATGGATGATTCTGATGCAGGAATGACAGTTAATCAATTGGTGACTTTCAATTTTCTCAGAGATGACTTGAAGGATATTGATTTAGTCATTGAAGAAGGCGACATAATCAAATTTAATGAAAAATTCTTTGAAGTTGATAATACCAATGAAAATCAATTCTGGTTTGGGAGAAATCCAGAAACTCTTCTCATTACCAATGAAGGAAGAAGTAATTATAATTTTGGTTACAACGTTTCGATCAAATGTTCAGCCCATCAAACCAGAATATCAACTTTAAATTTAGTCCCCGTTCGTTCAGGTTTAAATACGATAAAATCTAATCATAATTTACCAAGGAATTTATAAAATAATTAGGAGTTATTTAATTTGCATTATTTAGTTTATCAGACTACAAATTTAGTCAATCAAAAAATCTATATTGGAGTTCACAAAACTAAAAAAATTGATGATGGATATTTAGGAAGCGGATTTCAATTGACTAAAGCAATTAAAAAATATGGACGTGAAAATTTTGAAAGAATAATTCTATTCAATTTTGACAATAAAGAAGAAATGATTGCCAAAGAGAAAGAATTAGTTAACGAAGAATTTATTGCAAGAGAAGATGTTTATAATGTTTCGTTGGGAGGTGGTGGAGGAACAATAGGATTTAAACATTCTGATGAATCTAAAGAAAAAATGAAGGGAAAGGTCAACTCAATTGATTCTACTGGAAAAACTATCAAAGTTCAAATTAATGATCCTAGGTTTGAAACTGGAGAGATTAAATTATTTTCTAAAGGAATGACAACTGTTAAAGATAAAGATGGAAACACTTTAAGAGTTTCGATTGATGATCCGCGCTATCTTTCTGGAGAGTTGGTTGGTATAAGAAAAGGAATTAAACAAACTGATAAACAACGTAAACAGAAAAGTAAATCTCAAAAAGGTAGGAAACATACTGAAGAAACTAAACAGCAAATGAGTATTTCAATGACTGGATTAAAAAGATCTCCAGAAGCTTGTAAAAAGTTCAGTGAACGTCAGAAAGGAAAAAAACTTACCAAAGAACATAAGGAAAAAATCAGTAAAAGTAATTTAGGAAAGACAAATACTCCCGAACACAATGAAAAAATTAGTAAAGCACATAAAGGTAAGAAAAGAAGTAAAGAAGTTTGTGAAAACTTAAAAAACTTATGGATTGAAAGAAAAGAAAAAGGTCCAAGTGTTTGGACTCCAAAAGCAATTGGATTTTGTAAAATTTACAACGATGAAGGGATAAATTTTATATTTTATTCAGTTAAAGATGCTTCAACAATCATTGGAATTTCTGAAACAAAAATCAAGAGAAGAATGAAATTAAATATTACAATTGAAAAGGGTAAATTTTCTGGGTTTAAAATTTGTCGAAGTCATGAGGTATTTTCATGAAACCAAAAATTCATCCGTATCAAGATGGTAGAACAGTTGACTCTAATGCGGATCGTTCAAGTCAAATGGACAGAAGATCTGATATTATTAAAGTTCCTAAAATAGGACTTTTTGATATAGATTATAGTCTGTATTTTTTTTTAAATGAAGTTTGGAAACCAACTGTTATCGAAAATGACGTTTCAATTCCAGTTCCAGTCATGTTTGCCAATGGTGAAAAATGGTCTCAAATCCGAGCAAATGGTTTTTTGAGAGATGCTTCGAGAAAGATTCAAAGTCCTTTAATTATCATTAAGCAAAACGATGTTCAGGATGATACCAGACTTGCGATGCCAACTGGACAAACTTGGGGAGGAAATTCAACTTTTCATCCAAAGACCAGATTAATTCCATATAAGAGAACAGGGATGCAATTTGACAAAGTTGCAGGTCAATTCCTATCAAAAGAATCAGTTGAATTTTACCTAATTGATATTCCAAATTATGTGAGATTAACTTATGATTTAATCATTTGGACAGATTTGCAAGAACAGATGAATGTGTTGGTTCAAGGTTTAGTTCCAATGAATGGTCATATGTGGGGAGATTATTGGAAATTTAGAACTGTCATCACTTCTACCACTCATGACAACGTCAATGTTCCAGGCGAAGATAGATTGATTAAAACAACGATGCAACTTCAAGTTGACGGTTATTTAAGAAATGAATATGAATATCAAAACTCAAAAATTCAAAAAGCATTTTCAATTAAGCGGGTTAAATTCTTAGAAGAAGGAACTGATAGGATTTTTTACGATCAAGTTCAAGATTTGAATAATCCAACGGTTGAGGATACTGCAAATATTCCACAAACAGATTTAAGAAGGATAATAAGATGAAAACTCCTGAAAAGTTAAAACCGACAACCATTGAAATTTTAAATGCCAGAATTGGAGATGAATACACTGCACATTATTTTTACAAATCTGCTGCCAATTTTTGCAATAATTTAGGATTTTTCAATGCAGGAAAATTCTTCGATGGAGAATCAAAATCCGAGTTGGATCATGCAAATGGTTTGATGGATTATTTAGTGAAGTGGAATTGTAAACCAAACATTCCTTCAACTCCGACGAATTTCAAAATTGAAGGTTTAGTCGATTGCATTGAAAAGGCGTATGATTTAGAATTTGACTTATTGAACAAATATAATGATTCGAGTAAGAAATTGTTAGTTCAAGATATGACAACGTTTGATTTCTTACAAGGTTACAGGAAAATTCAAGATGAATCAGTTGCAGAATATTCAGATTTATTGAACGCATTGACTTTAATCGATTCTGAAGATAAGTTCCAATTGTTCATGTTTGAAAAGGAAAATTTTGGTGATTAGGTTTCATTTTTTTTGATAATATTTATAGTAAATAAATGACAAAACTCAAATTAAAAATAAATGAGGAAATAGTAATTGGCAGCAAATAACGTATTTTTAAGTCCTGGTGTATTCACACGCGAATTTGACTTATCTTTTCGGCCACAAGAAATTCCTGCCGTTGGTGCAGCAGTTATCGGACCAACAGTTCGCGGGCCAGCCTTTGTTCCAACACCGATTTCAAATTATTCTGAATATATTAGATGGTTTGGTGATACTTTTGTATCTGGTTCCGGCGCAAGCGAAAGAATGTATAAATATTTGACCACACATTGTGTTCAAGAATATATCAAGTATGGACAAGTGATCACCGTTGTGAAGATTTTAAATGCGGGTTATCAACCTGCATATTCTTATGTTATGAACAGTTCTTCATATAAGCAGCATTTGCTTGGAAGTGGTTCATACGGAGCAACAAATATGGCATTTAAAATTGTTTCACTTTCAGATGGCGACATTATGAATAGTGGCGCGACTTCTGCCGCAATTTCAGGTTCTGGAAAGGCATCTGATTCTACAACGAATAACCTTTTGTTGACAGGATCGCAATTCAATGCAAGATGGGAAATTGCAAATGTTGACCCATCGAGAGGTGTTTTTGACCTTTACATCAGACGCGGAGATGACATTGAAAATAGAAAGGTTCTATTAGAGCAATATTCACAAGTTTCTCTCGATCCAAATACTCAAAATTACATTGCTAGAGTAGTTGGTGATCAAGTCAATACATTGAGATATGATTCAAATGGCGCTCCATATTTAGAACGGTCAGGATCATACCCAAATAGATCTAGATTTATTAGAATTGAAGGAGTTCAAAACACGCTCAATTATATTAATTCAAATGGATCTATCAGAGATGTAAGTTTGAGCGGAAGTTTGCCAGCGGCTGTTTCTGGAACATTTGGAGGTGGTAGTGAAGGAAACGTAATTCATCCAAGAGCGATGAATGAAAATATTTGGGCGACAAATACTCAAGGATTCGATCCAAGTTCAGCATCATGGGGATACACTGCATATGATGATGCGATTAATATTTTATCGAACAAAGATCAATATGACATTAACTTGTTATTTACTCCAGGTTTGATGGATAACTTGAACGGTCACGGAGCAATGATTACTCGTGCTATTAATATGTGCGAAGATAGAGGTGACATCATGTATGTTATTGATCCAACTTATAAAGGTTCTACAGTTGGACAGGCGCAATTAGCAGCAGAAGCTAGAAATACCAATTATGCAGCATATTATTATCCATGGTGTCAAATTCCTGACCCTGATTTGGGTAGAAATGTTTGGGTTCCACCAAGTGCTGTTGTATCAGCAGTTTATTCATTTAACGACTTGGTTGCACATCCTTGGTATGCTCCAGCAGGTTTAAATAGAGGAACTTTGGATACAGTTATTCAGACAGAACGTTTGATGACACAGGGCGACAGAGATAATCTTTATATTAAATCGGTCAATCCAATCGCTTCATTCCCACGTCAAGGTATTACAGTTTGGGGTCAAAAGACACTTCAAAAGAAACAAAGTGCTTTGGACCGTATCAATGTAAGAAGATTGTTAATTGATGCTAAGAGATTTGTTGCTTATACTGTTAAATATTTGGTGTTTGAAAATAACACGGTTGAGACTAGAGCGAGATTCATTGAATTAACAGATCCTTACTTCAGAAGAGTTAAGAATCAACAAGGTTTGTATGATTATAGAATCATCATTGATGAATCAAACAATACTCCCGATGTCATTGATCGGAATGAAATGAGATGTCAAATTTATTTGAAACCTGCGAAGACCGCAGAATTCATCATTGTTGACTTTGTAGTTCTGCCAACTGGAGCGCTTTTCCCAACTGATACAAACGAGTAAATTAATATTCCTATCTCTTAATTGAAAAAAGTTGAGAGATAGGATATTTATAGAAAACCCAATTCGGGAAAAGAAAAGAAAAAATGAGGAAAATTAAATGCCAAGATTATTAGTCCCTGATTCGTATCACCCAATACTTCAATTTAGATATTGGGTAACGACTTCAAAATTACCTGGTGCGCAATTCTATTTAAAGGCTGCAACTCAGCCAACTGCTCAATTTGCACCTGTGACAGTTGAATATGTCAACTCATATTTTAAAGTCGCAGGCAAGAAGAGATGGGATTCTATCACTGCAACGGCCTATAACTTTGAAGGAATCACTGCTTCAGAACTTTGGGCATATATGCAAGAACACCAAGCAGTTGATTCTGCAACCGATACCAGAGCCCCGTCTTATAAGCATGACTTACAATTAATGCTTTTAGGTCCAGACGAAGCACCTGTCGGAACTTGGAAATTAGTCGGAGCATTTTTTGAATCTGTTGCTTGGGGTTCGCATGACAGAGGAACAGATGACGTTTCAACGGCGGAATTAACTATCTGTTACGATTACGCTACTTATTCTTAATCAATCAAAAAATAAAAAAAGGAAATAAAATATGTTACCAGATTTTTTAGTAAATTTGTTAGTTAATCTTTGGGATAAATTCAAAGCCAAGAATGCAAAGGTTGCGACTTTAATCGTATTGGTTCTTGGAACTTTGGTTTATTTTGCCGATCAAGGAACTCTAGCAGGAATAATCGAACTTCCTGGCTGGGCTGCCGCAATAATTCAATGGGTTGGAACTTTCTTACTTGCACTTCAAGGTTCTAGAACCAGTGCAGATTTAGCGAAGCAGAATTCAGAAGGTTAATTTAACTTTTGCGTATCAGAACATAGACGAAATTAGGGACTTGGTATTAAAACCTTGTCCCTATTTTTGTGAATTTGAACTTAATAAAATCTAAATATAAACTCCTTGTTCAGCAACTCCCATTTCCCATGCAGTATGAGAAAGCGATTGATACTCGGTTGATTTATATTCATCTAGCGCTTCTCCAAAGCCTTGTAACACATTTTTAAAACTATCCTCAAATGACAGTCCCTGTTGCATGAATTTCAAGATGTCTATAACATCGCAGAATCTAGTGCTATTTGGGAATTGAATCAACATTTTTCCTAAATTTTCCATTTTCTTATTTGTTTCGTTATTTAATACTGTAAAGGTAAGTAACTTTGAATTAACTACCAAATCTTTTTAGAATTATTTTTCAGAAAGTTTGATAATTATTGATATGCCAAGACTCCTCGTTCCAGAAGCATTTCATCCAGTGCTTCAATTCAGATATTCGATTTTCACGACTCGTCTGCCGTTTGCGTTCTTTCACGCTCGATCAGCGACATTGCCGACGATTGAAAACAGCCCGATTGAAATTCATCACGGAAACGGAAGTTATTGGGTCAAGGGAAAAACGCATTGGAATTCTATCAATATTTCTTGTTATCACTTTGAAGGAATAACTCAAACTGAATTTTGGACTTATCTTCAGCAACATCAGTTAGTTTCAGATGCGATTGATTTTAGAAATGAAATTTATAAACACGATTTGAGAGTTTCATGTTTGACACCTGAAGAAATTCCTCTCGGAACATGGGTCCTTCACGGAGCGTTTTATGAGAACGTTAACTTTGGTGAGATGAACCGATCATCTGATGAAATCATCGAAGTTAATTGCACAATACGGTATGATTATGCAATATTCAAGCCTTTTATTGGCTAAGATTCAATTTATCACTCAATTCTTTGTAGAGTCTTGCGATTCTAAATCTTACAGGAATTGATTCAAAAAGAACTTTTCTATCATTTTCTATCTGATTTCCAAAGGTAGAATTCACTGCATTGATCCAAGAATCCTGAGTTTCGTTGTTTCGGATAAATGGTCGGAACTCTTTTGCAAATTGCACTGAAAAATCAGCCCAAACATCCGAAAGTATCGTTTGAGTAATAGCAACCATATTGCTGCTTTTTTGTATTTTTTCAAAATGTGTCATAATCGTTGCTCGTTTAATTATGCCATAAAGGTAAACGTTTAAAAGTTAACTACCAAATAATTTTTCAAGTATTTTTGATAATTATAGAAAAGAGGAAAAGAATGGCAAGATTATCACCAGAAGGAAACAACCCGCAATTATCATTTAGATTTAAAGTGGTGTTTTCTGAACTTCAAGATATAGGAATTTACGCGAAGGGAATTCAACTTCCAACAGTTGACAATTCACCAATTACGGTTGAATATGGCAACACTCAAATGAAGGTTAAGGGCAAGACGAAGTGGAACGACATAACGTTAACTTGTTATGCCTATGAAAAAAAGACCATCGATCAACTTTGGGCTTATTTAAATACGATCCATCAAAAAGTTGAAGATGGAACTGACTTTTATCCAGATGAGTATAAGAAAGATATTATAATCCAATTACTTTCTCCGTCAGATATTCCAGTCGGAACTTGGAAACTGATCGGAGCATTCATGGGAAATATTAACTTTGGAGAGTTTGATTACGCTGCTGAAGAAGTCGTCCAACCTCAAATGACAATCAGTTATGATTATGCCATGTTCTTATCAGGAAACTTCAGCGGAATAGGAGTTCCGAATCTTTAAAATTTATTCAAGTTCAATACTTATATAAACCTCAAGACGAGGAAAACAAATAAAAGGAATAAAATTAAAATCGTATGCAAGATCCAAAAGTAAGAGTGACATCAACTCCAATCACACCGCAAGGAAAAATGGAAACAACTCATTTCAATCCTAACATTGAATTTGAACAAGAATTAGTTCATGAGTTAAAGGCTCAGACGTTTCCGACCAACTTAGTTCAACTTCCTTCCAAAGGATTGCTTTATTCAGAAGATGATCCGTTGAGCAAAGGTTCGGTTGAAATGAAATTCATGACTACAAAGGAAGAAAATATCTTAACAACAGAATCCTACATCAAGGCAGGAGTTGTGATCGATAAGTTCCTTCAGAGTATGGTTATTTCGCCCAAATTTAACTACGACAACCTTTTAATTGGAGATAAAGACCAACTTATACTTGCGTCGAGAATCTACGGCTACGGGGAAATATATGCGTTTGAGGTAACAACTCCATCTGGTAAGAAACAGAAGGTTGAAATCAATTTGGAAGAAATTGAGTGTAAGGAAGTCGATGAAACGTTATTCAATCGAGAAAACCTTTTTAACTATTCTTTTGAGAACAGGAAAGGTAAATTTGACCCTCAATTCAAACTTCTGACAGTTGGAGACAATAAAAAAATTGATGAAAAGTTAAAGCGGAAAAAGGCAGGATCAGAAGATACTCAAGTCACAACCAGATTGGAACAAATGATTGTTTCAGTCAATGGAAATTCAGATCCAAACTTAATCAGATTGTTCATCGCAAACGACTTCTTAGTTAAAGATTCGAGAGCATTCCGAGATTATGTTGCAAAACTTCAACCTGGGCCGAATATGGAAGTTGAAATAATCGATGAGGAAACGGGAGACTCCTTTCTCGCTTCACTTACCATCGGACCAAACTTTTTTTGGCCTGACATCTGATTACGATAGAGTTGTAATGGATCAGGTGTTTGACTTGAGTTATTACACTCACGGAGGATTTCCATTTGAACAGGTTTACAATATGCCTGTCAATGTCCGCTCCTATTATTATGCAAAGTTAGTTGCGATAAAAGAAGCAGAGGCTGAAGCAGCAGAAAAAGCGCAAAAACAAAATAAGGGCAAGAGATAGAAATATCTTTTTGCCCTATTTTTATTCAATCTTTATTTTGAATCGGCTTAATTCTTCTTTGAAAACTTCTAAGAAGAGCCAATGAGTCCTAAAAATTCTGTCATATGAATATCGGTCTGAAATGTAAGAGCATTCGCCGCAAAATCGTTTAAGCATTTCTTCATTTGTCAAATCTTTATATTCAGGATTAAATTCTTTCCAGAACATCTTGGAATTCGACATTTCAAAGTGATAAAATAAATGTTCAATGATTTTATCAGTGTATCCGACTTTAAATGACTTCAACATGAATTTCCAACAGTCGAGCCAGTTTTTGTGAATTGTTTCAAATCCTTGTTCAGGTTCGAAATTTTCCATTAATTCATAATATTGTTTTTCTTTCATTTCAAAGATATTTTCGTAATGTATTTTTGACAAGTGTGTTTGGTTTAACTTGAGGATTGTCACGTTTGAATGAGTGATAAGCGATTCCAAAGTAATCCGCTAAGAATTCTCCAACTGCTCCACTTCTACTTTGACCCATTGTGCAGTGAAGTATCCATTGCTTTTTATCTTTATTTTTTTCAACGAATTCGATCAAGTTTTGACCCATTTCTTCATCGAATAAAACCGCTTCAACATCCGGACATTCTTCTTCGCAATCATTAAACCAGAGATTTAAGACATTTTCAGATTCTTCTAATATTACAGGCCATGCTTCGACATGACCATTAATAATTTTATTCTTTGGTTCATGAATCGAAACAAAAGCAGTTGCCATGAACTGCTGCTCAGATAATTGACTGATTTCTTTTTTAAATCGATCTCTTGAAAGAACGAATATATTATTTCTCATATTAAAACATTCCATTTACAGTTCCTGAATAATATTCATATTCTTTCTCAGAAATTTCCTTCCAAAATAAGCAAACCCATTCTCGATTATACATTTCTTTTTGAATTCTCATCCAGATAAATGGATGAGAAAACGAATCGCAAACTTGTAAGGTTCGATTTACATTTTCTGAACTTGATTGGAATGTTGCGAAGTAATAATTCAGTTTCATTTTAAAAATTAATTTTTAAGTTATCTGCCATGATTTTGTTTGTAAAATTTTTCCTCTTGAATTCCTTTTGCTCTACTGACAATTTCACATAATTGATTTTTCATTCGAAAATCCATATTTGGAGTTCCTGGAATAATCATCTGAACTCTTTTATTTTCAGGAAGAGTGAAGGTAATATCAACTGAGATTTGATAATTACCAATGTAAGATACACTGTGAAGGGTCGATCCTCCGTAGGAAAATGGAAACATAATTTTAATTTATTGGATGACGAAATGATGTTTTTAAATCAAAACCATTTGAAAGGATTTTTTCTTTGTCGGTTCTCATTTCTTTAATTTGTTTTTCACGTCCCAACCATTCAGTCAACATGAACCAGATATCTTGGGCAGAATAAACTTTATGGAATTGATATTCTGAAAGGATTGGATTCATTTCATACCCATCATTTGATTCGCAACTATTTCTAAAATAACTTGAAACGATGATTGGACAGTTATATTTGTCGTTTGGACAAATCGGTTCGGTTTTGTTCTTATAGGCAATGGTTTCTTGCATTGAAATCCAATCTTCGAATTTCATTGGAGATTTTAAAACTCGTGAATCACTTCCACCATACATTTTATTTGAGTCATGTTTAACAAAGTAATAATTTCCAGATTTGCCCCAGAAATGATGTTTTTTATCTGAAAATTGTTCAAGTTCCTTTCCATACCAGAATTTACCATCTCGAAACAAACCTTCAATTACCATTCCACA